ACCAATGAAGAAAGGTAAGTAATATGCCAATGGTCAAAGATAAGAAGTTCCCCTATACAACTAAGGGTAAGAAGCAAGCTAAGCAGTATGCTAAGAAGACTGGTGCTAAGGTAGTTGCTAAGCCTATGAAGAAGATGGGAGCTATGCGTGGCTACTAAACCGGGTCTCTATGCCAATATCGCCGCTAAACGTCGTCGTATTAAGGCAGGATCAGGCGAGAAGATGCGTAAGGTAGGCAGCAAAGGCGCTCCTACCGCTAAAGCCTTTATCGAGTCCGCTAAAACAGCTAAGAAGAAGAAATAATGGTTAAGAAGGTATATCAGAATCCAGAAGGCGGTTTAAACGCCAAAGGAAGGGCTTATTTTAAGCGAACTGAGGGCGCTAACCTCAAACCCCCAGTTTCGTCAAAAGAGGCTGCAAAGTCCCCTAAAGCGGCTAAACGCCGTAAGTCGTTCTGTGCAAGGATGGAAGGCGTAAAAGGTCCAATGAAGGACACCAAAGGTAGACCAACAAGAAAAGCCTTAGCATTAAAGAAGTGGGATTGTTAAGATTTTGCTTGACAAAATAGTCAAACTATGATAGGATAACGCATGGCTTCAATGAACTATATTCAACTTGTCAATGACGTACTTATTCGGCTACGAGAGCCAGAGGCTTCCTCGGTGTCGGATAACCCCTATGTTAAACTCATTGCTAGATATGTCAATGACTCTAAGCGTCAGGTTGAAGATTCTTATAACTGGAATGCTTTATCAGAGACATTATCCGCTACAACTACAGCCGATGTCTTTAACTATGTATTAACTGGTTCTGGTCAGCGGTTTAGGGTTATTGATGTTCTTAACGATACCGATAACTTCTTTGTTGAGAACGCTTCTACTGTGTGGATGGATCAACAGTTTTTATTGACAACTGCACAAAAGGGTAGTCCAAAGTATTACAACTTTAACGGTACAAACAGCAACGGCGATACACAGGTTGATTTATTCCCAATCCCTAACGGATCATATAATATTCGTTTTAACATTATCAAGCCACAAGTACCATTAGCAGTTAATGCTGATATTCTGTTAGTGCCTGAAGAACCAGTCATCTTAGGTGCATTGGCTAGGGCGCAAGCAGAGCGTGGAGAAGACGGAGGTGTTCAGTCTGGTGAGACCTATGTACTGTATCGTCAGAGTTTAGCAGATGCAATATCGTTAGAGTCGAATCGTTATATTGAAGAATCCCAGTGGAATTGGATCTAAATGGCTAGTCAGCTAATAACACAATCTATTGCTGCTCCGGGATTCTACGGACTTAATTCACAAGAGTCTAGTATTACCCTGTCTTCTGGGTTTGCATTAAAAGCACAGAACTGCGTTATTGATAAATTTGGTCGTGTCGGAGCAAGACGTGGATGGACTCCTGTAAACTCTGCAGTTAATACTGACTTAGGGTCTAGCAATGCAGTAGAGTTTTTATTTGAAGCAGTGACTGGTAACGGTACTGACTTATTAAGTGCTGGTAATAATAAGTTATTCGTAGGAACAACTACGATGACTACTAAGACAGTGCGTAATGCAGATAATAGTGGCAATGCTACTTATACAATTACTGCTAATAACTGGCAGGGTGCTGCTTTATCGTATGGAGATGTAAGCGACTTCCAGCCCCATGTGTATCTTGCACAAGCTGGTCATCCTATGCTAGTGTATCATGAGCTACCTACTTCGGGTGGAGCATTTAATGCTCATAATAGTAATACCTTTGGTTATCAACGAGTAGGGGACGCTGCTGCGTTGCCTCTTAATCATAGCACTTCTACCTTTATGCCTAGCTGGGCGCTCTCAGCATATGGAAGAATATGGTGTGGTGGTATATCAGGAGACACTCAGACTGTTTACTTCAGTGATTTACTAGCTGGTACAGACTTTCAGACCGGATCTGCTGGGTATATTAACCTACAAGAAGTTCTCCCTAATGGGGATCCTGTAGTCGCTGCTGCAGCACATAATGGATATATTATATTCTTTGGTCGTAAGAATACAGCAATATATGCTAATCCACTAGATACAGGAGCGTTGACTCTTGTTTAGGTTATTTATAACGTAGGATGTATTGCTAGAGATTCAGTACAGAACCTTGCAACTGATGTATTGTTCTTATCTGACTCAGGAGTTCGTAGTCTACAGCGAGTAATTCAAGAGAAGTCTATGCCTATGCGTGACATCTCTAAGAATGTTCGTGATGAATTAATGAATGCTGTAGCGTCTGAGACAGACTTAACAAAGATTAAAGGCATCTACTATGAACGGGATGCTATCTATTTATTAACACTTCCTACAACTAAGTTTGCATATTGCTTTGATACTCGTGTTTCCTTGCAAGACGGTGCAATGCGAGTTACTATTTGGGATAGTATAGAACCTAAAGCATTCTTTGTTACTCAAGCAAGAGAGTTATATATAGGTAAACCGGGATATATTGGTAAATATTACGGATATGCTGATGATACTTCTAGTTATCGTCTTGCTTATTATACAAACTACTTTGACTTTGATGCTTCTACAAACCTTAAAATCCTCAAGAAGATTGGTTGGGTATTAATTGGCGGTACTAATCAATCAGTAGCTATTAAATGGGGCTTTGATTATAGTGAGAGTTATCAAGCTACTACATATAGATTAGATCCTATTACAGTTTATGAATATAATAATTCTACTATAGATACTATTCCGGGTTCAACAGAATATAACATTGCAGAATACGGTTCCGGAATTGTTTTAGATCGTTTTAATATTAATGCTGGCGGTCAAGGGACAGTTATGCAGTTAGGATTAGAAGCAGATATTAATGGAAATTTAGTCTCAATTCAGAAAATAGACGTAGCAATTAAGCAAGGGAAGACTTTAGTCTAAGGACACAATATGGCAAACTATACAAAAGCAACTAATTTTACAGCTAAAGACGGATTACCTACCGGTAACTCAGGAAAGATTGTCAAAGGCGCTGAGATTGATACCGAGTTTTCAGCCATCGCTTCGGCTATTTCGTCTAAAGCAGATATAAATAGTCCTGCATTTACAGGGACACCTACAGCGCCTACGGCTGCCTCAACTACCAATACAACACAACTAGCTACTACTGCTTTTGTCCGCACAGAGATAACGAATTTAGGCACGATTGGCACAATGGCTGCACAAAATGCCAATGCTGTGGCTATTACAGGTGGTACAGTTACCGGTATTACAGACTTAACTGTAGCCGATGGCGGCACTGGTGCGTCATCTATTACAGCTAATAGTATTATCTTAGGTAATGGCACATCTGCTTTGTCTGGTAATTTAGTCGCTCCGGGAACTGCAGGTAATTTCCTGACTTCTAACGGAACTACATGGGTGTCCACTGCTCCCGGTGCTGTTGTTTTCTCAGGAGCAAGGGGTCAGGTATTCACAAGTTCAGGTACTTTTAGTATCCCATCTGGAATAACAGCAATTAAAGTTACAGCTACTGGTGGCGGTGGTGGAGCTGGTGGAGGCAACGGAGCTGTTGCTGGAGGAGGCGGTGGTGGCGGAGGAACTTGTATTGGTTTCTTAACTGGTCTTACTGCTGGTGGAACTATTTCTGTTACAGTAGGGGCAGCGGGAACTAGTGGAGGAGTATCTAGTAATGGCTCTGCTGGAGGCAATAGTTCAGTAAGCACAGTAGTCGGCAACGGTGGAAGCGGTGGTGGAGGGGCGCCCACAGGTTCTGGAGGTTCAGGAGGTTCTGGCTCTGGTGGTTTTGTTGTTACTGGCTTTAATGGTGGCGATGGCGGCACGAGTGCTTCAGCAGCAGGAGGACTATCTTGGTTTAATGGTACAGGCACTGGTGCAGCAGGAACTGTTAGTTTTGGTGCGTCAGCGGTTAGTGGAGTTGTGATTATTGAATGGTAAAAGTACCTGTAGTCATTAGAGATGATTACATAATGTTTCTAGAGTTCTTTGAAGGAATGTTGTGGTTTCATACAGATGTACATAAGTGGACACCAGAAGTAAAGACAAAGTATTTAGAAGATTTAAATATATTACAGTATTTGGTTAACAGTCCTTTACTGGCAATGATTAATAAACGAGACAAGAAACTAACTAAATTTACAAAAGTAATTGGTTTTAAATATGAACAACCCTTTTTAGGTAATGATAAACAAATGTATGACATCTACAGTAGGAGTAAATAATGGGTAGCTTTGTTAGTGCAATCGCAGGACCAGTGCTTAATATTGCCGGTGGTCTTATTAGTGGAGGCAAGGGAGCAGATGCTGCCAAAGGACAGGCGGAATCGCTTCGTGCTGCAGGGCTTCGTGCTTCCGAAATGGCACAGTTTCGTCCTATTGGACTGAGAACTGGTTTTGGAAGTTCTAACTTTCAAGTAAACGATCTTGGTCAAGTAACTGAGGCTGGTTATACATTAAATCCAGAACTAGAAGCTCTGCGTAATCGCTTTACGACAGGAGCTATTGGATACGATCCTACTCGTCTACAACAACTAACAGAACCTATTTACGGCGGTGCAACATCGCTATTTAACTTAGGTGGTAGCTATTTAGGTGCAACTCCGCAAGATGTGGCAGCTAAATATATATCAGATAGACGAGGATTATTAGAACCTAGCCGTGCTGCTGAGTTTGGTCGGTTACAGGCTCGTAACTTCGCTACTGGTCGTGGCGGTTTAGGTGTCCAGACAGGTACAGGCGGAGCGCCAGCTAATCCTGCATTGCAAGCATACTACAATTCTATATTCCAGCAAGATAAAGCACTGGCTGCAGAAGCAGACCAAGCCGCTATGGAACGTATTCGATTCGGTGGAGAACTGTATGGCGCTGGCGGTAAACTTGCTTCTGG